TTTGATACTGACGAAGATGGTATTAAAAATGCTATTCGTATACAAAGTGCCTCTGTTGTATATGGTGAATTAAGACAAAGTCCAAATTTAGTTGGCTACTGCCACTTTGATATTCAAAACGTTATCAAACATAAATGCGTATACTACCCTAGTTTAGAGACAATTCCCCTGTGTTTTTATCACTTGGGACATGAAGAACAATCTTTTAATATTGATTACGGATACGAAGATACTACTACTGGCGACTTTACCTCCACTGCAACTACTAACCAAAAATATTATGTCATACCTGCAAGAAAAAGATATGATGAGGTAGCATACGATAGTAGCTTAATTAATTTTGGTGGTGGTTGGTCTACGGGCACGGGTGGTCAATACTGGTGGTTTACCCCTAGTAATACTAATAAGGGAGAAGCTTTAACTGATTATTCATATAATGATTTTAGAGTACCTGATACCACAGAACTTGTAGGTGATTTATATGTTGTTCCCAGAAAAATTACTAGAGACGAAGATTATACTTTAACTTTCTTAATATCCCAAGAATCAGGTGATGGTCCCGATAGAGACCCTGTATTAACTGACTTTGTTGTTCTTTATTATAATGAAGCTGGGGTATTACAAGATTCCGATATCATACAAAATACTCAAGCAAACGGAGGTTATTTTGCCGTATACCCTACTGATGCTGGCGACACACAACTACATAGTCAAAACGTCATGGGATTTGTTAGCTTTGCATGTGGTAAATCAAATGCGACAATTCAAGCTAATTTAGATGCCTTAGGAGATGATGTTGCTTATTATGATGTTTTTGGGATGTATAATGGTGTTAGTATTCCAAATGAACCTGACCCTGATGTACCTTCAAGTTCTACTGACCAAGAAGCTTTTAGATTAACTAGAAGATATAGATTTATCTTAGACTGTGAAGACGGTAGTGATTATTCACACATACAACTAAGCTGGGTTAATTCATATGGACTTAAAGATTACTGGACATTTAGAAAACGACACGAAGAATCTTACAATATAACACGTAATAACTTTGATAAACTCGAAGGTACTTACGACGACATCACATTTAGTGTCTCGAATACGGACCGCGGTTTAACACAATATAGTTCGGTAGTAAAAGATAATTATGTCGCCACGACTGGATACCTAACCGATAATGAAGCTAACTACTTAAAGAATTTATTTATTAGCCCAGAAGTTAAAGTTAGATTTGAAGGTGAAACTGAATGGTTGCCCGTAGTAATAACTACTGACTCTTGGACTGAACGTACTTTTAGAAAAGATAGATTATTCCAAGTTAGTATTGACTTCGAAATGGCAAATAAAATTAATACTCAAAATAATTTATAATGCTACAACTACGAGTAGAAGGTAAGTATATTGATTTATACGATACAGACCCCATAAAATTAAATTTGTCGCTTGAAAGTCTTCAATCTTTTAAGCCAACGTCTGTGTTTACTAGGACTTTTAGAGTTCCGTCTACGGCAAATAATTATGAATTTTTTCAAACTGCTTTCGAGGTAAACGGATATGATTTTGATATTACGATAAAGAAAGATGCCGTATTACTTGTTAATACTGATGAGTACAAACAAGGTCATATTCGCTTAAATAAAATTTATAATAGCGACAACGGAAAAAGAATTGACTACGAAATAGTTTTCTTTGGCGAAGTAAGAGACTTAGCTTCTGTACTGAATGATGGATTATGTCAATTAGACTTATCCCACTTACACCACATGCATAGTGAAGATAATATTATCGATAGTTGGCAAGCTTATCCTGAAACACCTGCAGGTAATAATGATGGTTTAAAATCAGGTAGTGTTATTTACCCACTTATTGATTTTGGAAACACGTATGATGAAAATGGTAATATAGAACAAGCAAGAATATCACCCCAAGGCACTCATAATTTTACTCAAGGTGGTAGCACTAGTGCATTAAAAAACTTAACTAGAGATAGATTTAAACCACTTATTAAGGCTAAAGATTTAGTTGATAAAATTCTTGATAATGCTGGATACACTTATGAATCTACTTTTTTAAATTCAAATTTGTTTAGACATATTTATGTTAGTGCTTTTGGTAATGAAAGAATTAATATTAATGATTTATTATTAGATACTAATACTGAATACTGTGGTGCTGTTATGTCAGGAGGGGATATTTACAAAAATGCGGCTTTTCAATCTACTTTTGAATATTTAACTTTACCACTTGATGATACTACAAGCGACCCTAACTTTGATGACCCGTATGGGTTTATAAGTAGTTCTTATTATGTTGTTCCCGTAGACATAAATGCAACAACTGATTATATCTTACCCGCAATTACAATTTATTTTAACTTATCTGTAATTACTGACCCTACTGGTATATTAACTTTTGAAACCGTAAGAGAAGAACCAGATGGAACAATTCATATACTAGATACTAATAGTTGGGTTGTCTCCGGAGATGCGGCTTATACAAATAATTTCTCTTTTAATGGTGTTAATCAAGGTGATAAGATATATGTTCGTGTGAAATACAAATATTGTATTTTTACGATTTATGAGGATTATGGTTCACCAACTGCTTTCCCCTCTAGACATAATTATCTTTTAAGCGGGGATGTTTGTAAACCCGAATTATGTTTAGATTGTGATTACAAACAAATTGATTTCTTAACTGATATAATTTCAAAATTTAAATTAATAATAGCACCCCACCCTACGATTAAAAGTAAACTTATAATTGAACCTTGGAAAGACTGGATTGCTAGTGGTGAAATAAAAGACTGGACTAAGAAATTAGATACGAGTAAAGACGTAGTTATTGAACCAACTTTCTTCGAACAAGATGATATTATTAATTTTACTGAGTCGCCCGACGGTGATTTCTTAAATACACTAAACGAAGAAATTTTTAAAGAGGTATATGGTGCACTTAGGTTCGATAGTCAAAATGATTTGTTAAAAGGAGAAAAGAAATTTGAAACTAAATTTGCTTCAACTCCGATTAAACAAATTGAAGATGCTTCAACTGCAGGTAATGGTATGTGGAATACAATTATCCCACAAATACATACTCATACTAATACTGATACTGGTTTACAACACTTACCAATTAAGGCGAAAACTAGATTATTATTTTATGATGGTTTAGAATCAACCGGATATGAACCGGCTAATGCTAAAGACTGGTATATGGTAGTAAATGGTTCTTCAACTAATATGGGGGATGAATTCCCCATGGTTAGTCCGTATAGTGAGTGGCCAATTGATACCCAGACTCTAGATTTAAACTGGCAAAAAGAAACTAGCTACATATTACAACCCGATTTAGTAGGATTTGATATAGATGCTTACATGGAATCTGTATACGATAGATACTGGATTAATTATGTTAATGATTTATATAACAAATGGGGGAGAAAAATAACTGCTTACTTTTATTTAACTAGTGAAGACATAAGAAATTTTGAATTTAAAGATGTAATATTTGTTAAAGACACTTATTATTATATATCAAAAATTATAGATGCAACTTTCCAAGAAAATTCTCTTACAAAAGTTGAACTAATCAAACTCTTAGATTTTGTAGTCCCGTCAGGTGGATTTATCCCAATCGGAACAAACTGGGAAGATGTTGCTACATTATGGAATAACACGACTGATAATTGGGAAGACGTCTAACTAACAAATTATATTTAACGATATGGCGAATCAAAATGCAAACATATATATAAAGCTTGAAGGAGTTGATACATTTATCACAGATTCAAATTCTCTTGTACAAGGTTTGAATAAAACTGACAAAGCTGTTAAACAAACTACCGAAGCTACTAAAGATTTAAACAAAACTACTAAAAAATCTGGTGAAGGATTAGGACAATTAGGCGGATTAGCCGGTTCTTTGCCGGGTCCTTTAGGGGCTATGGGTGGGGCTATTGGGCAAGTTAGCAAGGCTACGTCTCTTTTTGACAAAGTTTTAAAAGTTCTCGCAGTAAACCCAATTATTATACCAATTACTGCAATAGTTGTTGCATTAACTACGTTATATAAGGCATTTACATCAACAAAAGAAGGAAGTGAAGTAGTAGACCAAGCCCTCGCTGGACTTAGTGCCGTATTTGATGTACTTAGAGATAGAGTACTGCAGATAGGTGGGGCAATTGTAAAATTCCTTTCAGGAGACTTTGGAGGTGCCGCAAGTGATTTAAAAGATGCTTTTTCAGGTGTAGGAGATGAAATAGTAGATGAATTTAATAAGGCAAAAGAAGCAACTGCTTTACTTCAGGATTTAGACGATGCACAAAGAAGTCTTAATGAAAGAAGAAGCGAACAAAACAAATTGTTAGCACAGGCTAGATTAGATGCTAAAGATGAAAATTTATCTCTTGAAGAAAGAAGAGAAGCCTTACAAAAGGTAATTGATGCTGAACAAGCCTTAGCCGATGACGAATTAGCTTTACAAAGACAAAGAGTTGATGCACTTCAAGTTTTAGCAGATTTGAGTGATAGTGATGCTGAGACTTTAGAAGAACTTTCACAAGAAAAACAAAAATTAAATAACTTAGAAACTGCTTCGATTAACCAAAGAAGAAATGCACAACTAGAACTTAATAAACTAGATAGAGAAGCAGAACGTATTGCTGAAAATGCTAGAAAGAAAAGAGAAAAAGACGAACAAGATAGGATTAAAAAGGCAGAAGCTGTAGCTGGTATTCTTGAAAAAATAAGATTAGATGCTATTACTGATGAAGAGGAAAAGGCAATTAAATCTGTAGAAATAGAAAGAGATAAGCAACTTAAAAAACTTAAAGAAAATAATGCTACGGCTGAACAAATTGCTGAGGTAGAATTGTATTGGGAAGGAGTAATTGATACAACTAGACAGATGTTTGCTGATAGAGAAACTTTACGTCAGCAAAATAGGCTACAAGAAAATTTAAACCTTTACGAACAAATTTATTTAGATACTTTAAGTGATTTAGATAGACAAGAGACTTTGCTGATGCAAGCCGCGGATGCCCAAATTGCAATTTTAGACAGATTACTAGAGGATAAAATTATTAGCGAAGAGGAATATGCAAAAAAAGTTTTAGCTATTAATACAAAACTTCAAGAGGATATTCAAGCCCTTAATAAAGATACTCAAGAAAAAAAGGAAGAAGGAGAAAGGGCTTCAGACTTAGAAATAGCACAAGCTTCTTTACGTTCAGCACAATTATTAAATTCAGCTTTAAAGAACCTAAGTGATGTTAAAACACAAGAACAATTAAAAAACGTAGAAAAAGGTTCAAAACAAGAAGAAGAAATACTTAAAAAACAATTTGAGAGAAATAAGAAATTCCAAATTGCACAAGCTACAATAGCAATTGCACAATCCATACTAACAGCTTTATCCACTGCACCCCCTCCTGCTAGCTTTATCTTAGCAGGGGCAAATGCCGCGGCTGGGGCTATACAAATCGCTGCAATTAAGAAAACTACTTTCTCTGGTGGTGGTAGTACTCCTTCTAGTGGTGGTGGTGGTGTTGGTGGTTCAATTAATTATCAGTTAGGTGGACAACAAGTAGGACAAACAATAACTACAGGTCAAACTTCAACTGGGGAAAGTATATCACAAGAACCACTTAGGGCATATGTAATAGCGACTGATGTATCAAATGCACAGGAAGCAAATTCACAAATCGAAAACTTAGCAAGATTATGATACAAGACGAAAAAATAGATAAAATAGTTCAACTAGATATTGAAATTGAAGGTTTAACTGAAGAAGAACAAGAAGAGTTTGGTGTTGAAATTGTTTCCTTAGTAGATGAACCTGCAATAGGAGAAAATTTCCAATACTTTAACGAGGTAGATGATATCGAATTAGAATCTTATACTGACTATCCCCAAGAAGCAACTAATAATGCAAAAAGGGCTTTAAAATATGCAGAGGAAAATGGGTGGGGAAGTTGTGGTACTCAGGTAGGTAAGGTTCGTGCTAATCAACTCGCAAATAGAGAACCAATTAGCGAAGATACAATTGCACGTATGTCAGCTTTTAGACGTCAGCAACAAAATAAAAATACTCCTTACGGGGAAGGGTGTGGTGGTTTGATGTGGGATGCGTGGGGTGGTGATGCTGGAATTAATTGGGCAGAAAGAAAATTAAAACAAATTAGGAAAGAAAAGAATATGTCTGTTTCTTTACAACAACTTTCCATGAATGAAGATGAAAGGGTAGTTTCTGGTCCTCTTATGATACCAAATAAGATGATTTTAAGACGTGATGACGAAGGAAATCCTTATTATATCTTCTTTACAAAGGCAACAATTAAGAAAATGATGGAAAGATTCCTGAAACTTAATAAGCACAACAACACAGACGTACAACATGACAACCAGATTACTAATAAAAATACTCTTATAGAATCTTGGATTAGTGAAGATAAGATGTACGACAAATCTTATAAATTAGGGTTTGGGTTGCCAATGGGAACATGGTATGTGTCATATAAGATAAATGACGACGAAACGTGGAACAAAATTAAAAACGGAGAATTAAAAGGTTTTTCTCTTGCTGGTCCTTTTATTGAAAAAATGGCTAGTGAAAATATTTACAACAATAAATTACAGGCTATTATTGACATACTAAACCAAATAGACGAATGAAAGACTTTTTATTAGACAAGGTAATCCTGCTAAATGCTAGCGTATTAGCAACAATTACTTTTACTGAATTATACGAATTATTAGAGATACTACTTATGGTTGTCTCGATAATTTATACTATTATAAAGATTCATAAAGGGGTAGAAGGCAATCCTACAATTAATACTTTTATAGAATCTCTTTTTAAGAACAAGAAAAAGGAAGAAGGAGACGAATAAGTCCCGACTTTCCGTAAATTTATATCTAATCACGAAATTTAAACCAAAAACTAATTATTATGACTGCAAAAGAAGCAATTAACAAGATTAGTGTCATGTTAGGGGTAGCCCAAGAAGGCGAGACTGCAGAGACACAGGAAGTTAAGCTTGAAGAAGCTACGTTAGTGGACGGAACAAAAGTAAGAGTCGAAGGCGAATTTGAGGTTGGTAAACCTCTTTTCGTAATTACTGACGAGGGCGACGTATATGCCCCTGAAGGTAAGCACGAAACCGAATCAGGCTTAGTACTTTCTGTTGACGGAAACGGCGTAATTACTTCAATCGAAGAAAAAGAAACCGAAACTGAAGCTAGCGAAGAAGAAGAATTCGAAGCTACAGAAGAGGTTGAAGAAGAAGTAGTTTCTCTTTCACAAGAGGTAGTAGGACAAGTCATGGACGTCCTCACCAGAATGGAAGAAACAATTACTAACTTAGAAACTAGACTAAATGCTACGGAAGAAGAATTCCACGCTTTTAGAAACGAACCTGCAGGTAAGAAAATCACAAACAACTTAGGTGATGTTCAAAAGAACGAAGGTGATTTAGCTACTGCACGTTTTGAAAAATTGGTTGAATTTAGAAACCAAACGAAACGATAATAACTTTAATTTAAACTTTAAAACTAAAAAACAATGGCTTATAACGGAGGATTTGACGGCTTAACTCAATATGTAGACGAAACGTCTTTTGAGTTAATTTCAAAAGCTGTCTTAGGAACAAACCTCGCAACATACGTAGACGTACGTGCAGGTTTGAAAGGCAACAAGGTGGATATTCCTCTTGTTGACGAAACTTTTAACGTAGGTGATGGTAGTGCATGTTCTTGGGATGCCAACAATACTGCATCAATCTCGCAGGTTGAGATGGATATCTACCACGCTAAAGTCCAACACGAATACTGCCCGCAAGTATTGAGAGATACTTTCATGGCTGGTAAGTTGGCTTCAGGACAATTCGGTGGTAGCGAATCTCTTCCTTACGAAGAAGTATTTGCTGGACAAATGGTTGAACAATTGAACAACTGGAACGAGAAGTTCTTGATTAATGGTAAAGGTGCTGATTCAAAAGGTATCCAATACTTTGCTTCTGCTTCAACTAACTTGACTGCAGGTGAATTAGATTCAATTTCTGGTTCTTGGGACTCAAGTACTTCTGTTGGATTCGCACACACTATGTACGAATTGCTTCCAGGCGAAGTATCAAATGCTGATGATTTGGTATTGATTACTTCTGTTGGTGATTACAAGAAGTTGGCTTTAGGAGTTACTCAAGGCAACTACTACCACATCGCACCAGATTTGAAAGATTTGTTTGTACCAGGTACTAACATCCGTGTTGTTGCTTCAGCAGGTATTAAGGACCAAACTGGAGGTAAGAATACTAGAATTTTGACTCGTGCTTCGAATATTGTTCTTGGTACTGACTTAACTGGAGATTTCGAACAATTCAAGATTTGGTACTCACAAGACAACGACCAAATGAGGGCTACAATGAAGTGGGCAATTGGTGTTGCTATGAAGCAAGCCGAATTGGCTGTAATTGCGAACCCATCTGTTACTAACTATACTCTTTAACCTTTAAAAACTAACTTATCATGGCTTTATGTGCATCACTTTCAGGAATAACTTTAGATTGCCGAGATAACGTTGGTGGTATTGAAGAAGTATACATCGGTAGTGCTTCTGGTTCGATTGAGTTTGCATCTGCACCAACTGATGGTACATCTGCAATCACAAACGTAAAACTAGATGGTACTGCTTTGACTGGCTTAAGCGATTTGTCAACTTATGCTTGTGTTAAGCAAACAGGAACTTTGACTGAAACAGGAACTTTTAGTGAAGAAAACGGAACCGCTTTCTACACTTCGGTTGCTAGTGCGGTATTTAACAAAGTAACTGGGGCTAAATTACAAGAACTTTACAACTTAGGTATTACTACTTTGCTTTGCGTAATCGTAAAGGATAACAATGGTAAATACTGGTTGTTAGGTAATGACAGAGGTTCTTTAGTTAGTAATTCAACCACAGACGTTGGTACGGCTTTTGGAGACAGAAACGGATTAACAATTGAGTTTACTGGAATAGACCAGAACCCAATGACTGAAATTACAATAGCGTAATTTTAAGTCGCTACATATATAAGAGAAAGGGGGAACATAAGTTCCCCTTTTTTCATGTACAAATCCCGCTAATTTTATATTTAGCCACGTAAATTAATTAAGATGACAATAGATTTAGGACAAACAAGCGGAGTATTATACTTTCAGGGTAGTAGACCTAGTCATTTAGTATTTGTAGCTAAATTAAAAGGTAGATACAGCAACGAATATCTTGAGTTTGCAAGTGGTGATTATGAATTATCATTAACTGATAGAGATAATAAAACTAATTGGTATTCTTTTGATTGGAGTAATTCATATAATACAACAAAAGATGTAGCAGGTTATTACTTATTAGAACTAATAGGTGATGGACAATTAAAATCTACTACTTTAGTTAAAGTAATTAATACAACGGGAATAGAAGCTGATATTGTATTTACTAGTCCTGACAATGAAAATAATGAACAAATAATTTATTTTAGATGAAAGATTTAGAAAAATTAATCCACGTAATTAATCTCGAGGCAATTAATTTGCCGAGTTTTAGAGAGGTTAGAGGTAAAGACTGGATTACATACGGAGACAAAAATATGTTTCCTGACAAATTAATAGAGTTGCTTAATACTTCAGCAATTCATGGTACGGCAATTAATGCAAAATTAGATGCTTCCGTAGGAGAAGGAATAATTGAAGTAGGTAATAATATAATTAACTCAAAAGGTGAAACACTCAACGACATATACGAAAAGATTGCTTATGACTTTATTGTTTTTGGTGGCTACGCTTTAAATCCAATTTGGAATAGAGGAGGAGATTCAATAGTTGAATTATATCATATTCCTTTTGCAAACGTACGTTCAGGAAAATTAACTGAAGAAGATGAAGTTGAAGAATATTTTTACTCTAGCGACTGGAGAAACGTAAGAAAATATAAGCCGGTAAGATATAAATCTTTCTCAACAACTGATAATAAAGGGGATAATGCCTCACAAATCTTTTATTTTTATAATTATTCTCCTTCTAGTGATGTTTATCCTCTTCCTTCATACATGGGTGCCGTAAACGACATAGAACTAGATGCACGTATTGCTAGATTTCATAATGCAAATATTTCAAATGGTATGTCCCCATCTTTGTTAATTAATTTACCAAATGGAGTCCCAACACCAGAAGAACAAAGAAGATTACACCAAGATTTAAATGATTCTTTTTCAGGTGAAAATAATGCAGGTAGAGTATTCTTAACTTTTAGCGACGGACAAGATAGGGCACCACAATTAACTCCCGTAGAAGCAGCAAATGATTCTTACTATGTTGTATTGGAGGAAAGAATTAGTAGTAGAATATTAACTGCACACAGAATTACATCTCCTCTTTTAATAGGAATTAGAGATGGTGGTGGTTTAGGTAATAATAGTGAGGAAATTGAAACTGCTTATACCCACTTCATGAGTTCGGTAATTCAACCAATTCAAAAATCTTTAAATAAGAGTTTAGGTGTAATTACTAGACAAATGGGTATGGAGGAAGCAATTAGAGTTGCCCCCGCAAAATTAGACTTTACACAAAATATTGAAGAAATTGTAGAATAATGGCAAACGTATTATTTATAAGCGAACAAAGGTTAAAATCAATTACGGCGATACATGATAACGTTGAACCAAATGATTTGATGCCATATGTGGTTCAGGCACAGGACATATACATCCAAGAAATTTTAGGAACTACTTTCTTTAATTCTTTAAAAGATGCAATAGTTAATTCAACTTTAACAACTGCTGAAACTACTTTAATAGACGATTATTTAGCACCTACTACTGCAAATTATGCTTTGTATTTAGGTTTACCAACTTTAAATTACAAAATTAAGAATAAGGCGGTATTAGTTCCTACAAGCGAAGAATCCACAACTACAGGATTAGACGAAATTAGATTTTTAAGAGATTCGATTTTGGACACTGCACAATTTTATGCACAAAGAAGTATTGAATATCTTTGTAATAATGATGTAGAATTTCCCGATTATACGAATCCAAACATAGATGATGGTATGCTACCAAATAAGAATACTCAATATAATGCAGGTATTTTTATCCCGTCTTCAAACTGGGGATGTGGAATATGTAGTGAACAAGATTGTGTTTGTAATGAAAAATACTTATAAGACATGGCAAGTTTAACAGGAACAGCGGTAAACGGAACATATGATTCTCTTATTAAATTAAGTGATAATGATGCTTTAACTGCAGGCAACAAAGATTTAAGCGACGGATTAGGTAATGTTTTACCGGTTCAAGCTTCTACTACTACAATTAAATTTACGGGGACCGCGGATTTTACTAGTGCTACCGTAGTTGGTTTGTCAACTACTGATACAACATATGATTTAACATCAGCCCAAAATGGTAGTGATGTTGATATTGATTTAGCAGGTAGTGATGCTACAAATGATATAGTTAAATTAGTAGCAGGAACTAATATTACTCTTACGGATAATGGTTCAAACCAAATAACGATTGATGCAACAGGAGGAGGTGGAACTCCCGCAGGTAGTAGTGGTGATATTCAATATAATGATGGTGCAGGAGGATTTGGTGCTGAAGCAAATTTAAATTATAATTCTACTACAAACACTTTAGCTTTAACCGGAGATTTTAACCAAACAGGCGATTACACTAATGCTTTAGGTAATATAACACTAACATCAGGTGATTTAAACGTTGATGCAGGTAATATTGAGTTAAATGGTAATTTAAATATGACTGCAGGAAATGCGGTTGTTTTTGGTACTGCAGGTTCAAATACAAAAGTAGATGGTATAACATACCCAAGTTTTGATACATGGGGTGAAGGATTAGATTCATACGGAACCGGCGAATCGGTAGCGGTAGGTACTGCTGTATCAACAACTGAAGGTAAAATTTATTGTTGGAGGGCAGGTGGTGGATGGGTATTAGCAGATGCTAATGCACAAGCTACTTCAGCAGGACTTTTAGGTGTATCTGTAAATGGTGGGACTGTAAATAGATTTCTAACAAAAGGTATGATTAGTACTATTAGTACCAACATAACTGGAACACCTACAATTGGTGGAATATTATACTTAAGTGAAACTTCTGCTGGAAACTTTGATGCTGACCCACCTACGGGAACTGGAGATATAATTAGAAAAGTAGGACAAATTATGGATTCATATGTTTCAGGAAGAACTACTTACTATAAAATTTGGTTCGACCCTGATTGGTATTACACTACGGTATAATGTTTGAATACACTGACGAAATGTTATATTCTTCTAAAGAGGGGACAATTATGCACAGATGGGAAACTCCAATTATACATAAAATGGCAGAATTTGTGTGTAAAAATGGTGGAGACATAATCGAATTTGGATTTGGTATGGGGATATCTGCAACACATATCCAGAAACAAAAAATTAACTCACATACAATATGCGAAAAAGATTCGGTAGTACTAGAAAAACTACACGAATGGGCTAAAGATAAACCAAACGTACGAATTTTAGAAGGTGATTGGTATGATAACGTTGATAAGATGAACGTATATAACGGCATATTTTTTGATACTCACATGGACCGCCACGCACCCGATTTTCCTGCGATTATACCGCGTATATCAACGTATAAAACAAGAATAACATGGTGGAATAACCTACCTGAACGATATAATGAGTTTAAGTTAAAAGGAACAAGATTTGAAATTATGGATGTGAAGCCTCCTGAAAATTCTTATTTTAATCACCAACAATATTACATGCCAAAATATATAGTACCGAATACAAAATGATTGGGGAATTATTTGTTTTCATGTTGTTAGGAAGGGGCTACCAAACGTGGTAGCCCCCTCTTTGCAAACATAATTAAAAAACAACCAAATGTCAAATTGGTTCTGTTGGTTTGTAGAATAGCTTATCGATTTTTTGTTCTAATGAGTCGATTCTACTACCGATTTCTTTTACGTCTTTTTCGATTTGGAAAATTTGTAATTCCGTCTCGCTAAACTGGAGTTCGATTCTTTTAACTGATTCTTGGTATTGCTTAGTAGGAGAATTAAATACTGATTTAAAAATTCCTACAGATAAAAATCCCATAAAGGCTAAAACTAATATATTAGTAATAATATTAAATATTTGTTTTCTTGAGTATTTCATGTTGTTTGAGTTTTGGATTTGATGAAGTCGATTCTTTTTTGAATTAAACTCGCTTTGTTTTTACACTTATAGTATGTACGAGTTTGTTTTAGCAATTTTGTTCTTTCAGGGGAAATCATATTAATCTGTTTTTAGGTTGTGGGTAAGGTTCGTATTCTTGGTTAGTCAAATAACACTTTAATTTTCTTAAATTTATCTTTAATTTATTTAGTATCATACTATGTTTATAACACTGATAAATATAAGGCTTATTTGTTTTTTTGCAATAGTCGTAATAGTTCTTAAATATCATAATCTTGTTTTTCTACGTAGTTTAAAAAATCATCTAATATAATTTGTGCTTTTTCAGCTTCTACAAAACCTTCAAATACTGACTTTTCTTGGGTGTAGTGTGCAATTGCTACTACTAGTTGGGTGTAAAAGTCGTCGGCAATCATCTTGTCCAAGATTTATTTTTGTTAAGACGAGATGTTGGAATACCAAAACGATTTCTTACAACTCTAGAATCATCAAGATATCCTTGGTATAAAAGATTAAACTTGCGACTAAATTCTCGAAACGAGATGTCATGTTCCTGACATAATAGAGTTAAGTTGTATACGTCTTCTGTATACTTAACTTCAAGACTATCTTGATGTTTGTGAAAGTTAACAAAATCAATTTGCCCAAAACCGATTGCTGGTACTAAGACCGAGAGAGTTAAAAGTAATTTTTTCATGTTGATTGGGGTTTTAATTGTTGTTCGGTTATACATATGTGAAAAAAGAGGAAAAACGATTCTTTTTACGAAGGAAGGTATCTTTTTTTGTCGAATTTATGTTTCTGGGGATTATACTCTTCAACGTCATGTCTCTTCATAAGAATTTCTTGTAATTCTTTATATGAAAGAGGACAACCAAATACTTCACAAATCTTATCTTTGGTAATAAATTTCCCGTCGTGATAAATTTGTTCCACACTGCAAGAAGATAAAATAATATCTTCAACACTTGCTGGGTGTGATACCCAGACTACATAACTTGGAACTCCTGCTAATTCAAGAGAGTCCGTCATATTGACGTAAGTAATAGTTTGACCAAATACTGGTTTTTTGCCTACTTCTTTGGCGTCAACGATAATATTAATCTCATTTCTTATATTAAAAATCATATCAAAATCTGTTGGATAAGTGTTATAACCGTGTTCTAAACCTGAAAATAATACTTTTCTGTTTAATTTCCAAGTGTTGTATACTTTTGCTTTGCCGGAATTTTTCATGTTGTTGTTTTTTGTTGTTGTTATGTTTGCGGTAATAAATATGGTGGGAAAAAGGAAAAACGAAGAAAAAAAACTTCTTTTTAAAATTCTCGTGTCTTCCTCTCTTTCATGATATGTATCGATGACCGGTTGGGATACTCCGGTTTCAAATATTCTTCCCCAAACTTGCTACTGAAATACTAGCTTGGAACAGGTAAACCAAGTCCCGCGAATAATGCTAAACGTACCTAGTCAATTTGATTTTATTGTAATATCCGTTTAATCCATGTTCGCTGGCATAAATTATTTCTTTTGAAACTAGGTATTTGGGGGAGGGGATATGTTGAAATTTATTAATATGTCCTGTATTATATAGAAAAGAGAAATTAGGCGAATGGTTGAGGCTGGAAGGATAAGGTGAAAAATTCGCCCCCATCCCCTCTTCCCATCTCCCCATCTCCTCTTCTCTCAAATTCTCTTCACCCCCTCTCGTGTCTTCCACTCTTTCGCAATATGTATACGCGACAACAGGATATAAATTAACCCAGAAATTATGAAAACAAAGGTATGTGCAAAATGTAAAGAAGAAAAAGATGTAAGTGAATTCTCTTCTTTTACAAAAAACTTAGATAAATTACACTCATATTGTCGTCCGTGTAATAAAGAGACGATGTATGAAAGTAAAATAAGGAGGGGGGTGAAGAGATGGGAAAGGAATGGATTTAAGACTGAGGAGGACGAATTCAATTGGTGCCTAAACCACTATGCCCAGATATTCGATATGCCACAATTACTTAAACACAGAACAAATACAGGGTCAATACAAAGGTGGTATAGAGGTGAATTATAAAAACTAACAACATGAACCCCAATCAATATATTCAGGAAAATTACAATGAAATTAGAAAATGGTTATATAATATTACTAAAGGAGAGAAACCACATCTGTATGAAGATTTTATACATGAGGTGATTATGATATTCCTGGAACATGATAAATCCCAGGATTCGATAGATACAGGAACTGCAAGGTACTTTCTCGCTAGAATAGGACTGAATCAGTGGAGAAGTAGTACATCTCCTTTCCACTACAGATACAGAGATAGTTTCTTAGATGTTGAGGCGAAGGAAGAAGAGTATGAGGAGTATGATTATTCGATAGATGTGATGGAGAGATTACTGATGTTAGGATTAGATGAGATGTACCAAGGCACTCCAGGTGAAAAATACGAAGCCTTAATCATAATGATGTACCACACAAATGGTTCTAACTACAGCTTATTAGGTAGAAAATTAAATATGCCACATACGACAATTCGCAAAATATATCTTCGTGGTATAAAGAAACTAAAAAACAAAATTAACAACAAAATAAAACAAATAAAAGATGGAACTTACAACGATAGAAACACTACTAATATCAATTACGATTGGCATATGTTGGGCTGTGATAATGAATTCGAAGCCGTATCTGTGGCTAATCAAATCTTTAAAACTAAATACTTTCGAACTCTTTAATTGTGGGTTATGTTCAGGATGGTGGTTCACATGGGTAGTCTTGTCAAATACTATAACTACGTTCTTCTGGGGATTTATATTTGCCGGTGTAGGTGCGTATGTTAGTGAATTAATAACTAGAAAATTAAACACGATAGAATTATGAATACTCCAACAAACGACGAATTAACTTACCTAGAATCAATTATACAGCAAAAACGTTATAGTCCTGCTGATAGAGAAAAGATGTATAGTGTTTATAACAGAATATTTGGTACTAACAAACGTCCTACTTCATGTGGTAAATGCTTAGCAAATACTCACAGAGAACTTATGAACATATATAATAAATTTAAAACTAATAATAATGGCTAATCCAAACTGGACAGAAGGTGTATCAGGGAATCCAAACGGACGTCCCAAAGGTGCTGGTAATAAGACAACTACTAAAATTAAAGAAGCTTATCAAAGGCTAATGGAGGATAATTTAGACAACATGACTGAATGGTTAGGTCAAGTTGCTGAAGAAAACCCAAAAGAGGCAATTACACTGATGCTTAAATTAAGCGAATATGTGATTCCAAAATTAGCAAGACAAGAAGTAGTAGGTGCTGATGGAGAGGACTTATTCAAGAATATGAAATTCGAATTTGGTCCAGATATTAACGACACTGAAAATAGGATAGATGAAGGCAACGGGGTTTAATCCTCATACAAAACAAAGAGAAATTATTGATGGTGTATTAAATAGTACAGCTAAACACCACGTGGTTTCGGTTGGGCGACAATTTGGTAAGTCGCTGATGGGGATGAATTTATTGTTGTATTGGGCTATTAATAATAAGCCGTGTAAGATATTGTGGGTAAGTCCTGTTTATAGTCAAGCAAACAAAGTTCAAAAAGATATAGAAAATGCAATACGACATACTAACCTTATTAGAACTTGCAATTTTAGTGAATCCAGAATTGAACTTAGAACAAATAGCGAAATATATTTCCGTAGTGGTGAACGATACGATAACATACGAGGATTTACTTTCGATTATGCAATACTGGACGAATCCGCTTTTATGCGAGGAGAAGTATGGTATGAAGCCATACGCCCTACTCTTGCCGTACGTGGTAAGAAAGTATTATTTCTTTCCACCCCCAAAGGTAAAAATTGGTTTCACGATTTATTTAAACTAGGCGAATCCGTAGATTACCCAAATTACAAATCGTATAAGGGAACTAGCTTAGACACTCCGTTTATATCAAAAGAAGAAATTGATGATGCTAAAAAAACACTTCCTGAAAACGTATTTAAACAGGAGTACATGGCAACGTTTATTGAGGGGGGAGGTGAGGTGTTTACGGGGATAGATAAATGCACGTATGATGAATATCCCAGGGGAGAAGGACAATTGTATTGTGGAATTGATTTAGGAAAACAAAACGATTATTCAGTCGCTACAATAATGGATAAACACGGGAACGTGCTGGACATATACAGAAACAATAAGCAACAATGGGCCGACTTGGTTAATGACTTAACCTCGTTTATACGCAAGTATAACGCGAATACTTTAATTGAAGTTAATAGTGTGGGGGACGTGGTGTACGAACAGATTAAGGCGAAGTACAACAATATAGAACCTTTTATTACTACAAACAAATCAAAACAAGAGGTAATTGAAGGTTTAATTCTGGATTTCAACGAACAAAACGTCCGTATCCCAAGTAGGAAATTATTTTCTCCTTTATATGACGAACTGGGATATTTTACTTACGATTATAATCCAAAAACAAGGTCCGTCAAATACGGACACCCAAATGGATTGCATGACGATTGTGTTATTAGCCTTGCTTTAACAAATTATTGTCGCAAAACCCAAGCCACTAAAGGTTCATACAACTGGGTGGCGTGATTATATTTAACGACAGATGGATAAATTAGTAATATACGATGCTGAATATGATTTACCAGAAAAACTAACTCTGGATACGTGGGGGCAACTTATGGAATTACAGAACAATAATCCGTCTCCCCAACAATTAGTTTCAACTGCATTAAACATACCGATAACTGAGATAAACAAAATACCAGACGAAACACTGGAATTATTAATAGCCTTAGTTTACGTCTTAATTAATCCTGAAGATTCAACATACAACAAAATACTATCCGGTGGCGAACTAATTAACTTTAAAGAATTAACTTTAGGACAATTTATTGATTTAGAAGTTTATATGAATCAAGGTGTGGGGCGACATATTGTTGATATTTGTAATATATTGTATAATACCGAATTACCTAATACAACCACTATAAACGATGTCCACAAAGCTTACCTCGCTTATACAAACTATAGAACGATGTTGCTTAAATCATATTCTGGGTTGTTTGAAATTGATGATGAACTAACTGACGAACAACAAGAACAAATTCAAAAAGACAACAACGACACGGCACGTACATGGTATAACATAGTCATGCTTATGTGTGCTGGCGACATACTAAAAATGAACGACTTAGTTAAACTAGGAGTTATTGAATGCTTCAACTGGCTAGCTTGGGACAAAGATAATAAGAAACGAGAGGCAGAACAAATGAAAAAACAAATGCAACTAACAAGATGACTTACAAGAATATAATTGACAACTTAGAAAGTATTATTAATGCCCACTACATGGTTAACACTTATGGGTATGGTAATATCAGCGACATATCGGTTCCTGACGATGAGGAACCTGCAAATTATCCTTATGTGTTTATTAATCCTAGCAACGTCAGCAACGGCAGAAATAGTTTCAGCCTAACCTTGAATTTAATTGTAATGACTCAAGTTCAGGACGGAGAAGCGAATGAATTAGCTGGACAAGATAAATGCATCCAAATTATTCAAGATGTTGTTTCCGTATACACAAATACAAACAACGACCCGCTACTCGATATTCAAACTCCTTTTTCTATAACCCCGTTTAAAGAAAGATTCCAAGACGATGTCGTAGGTGCAACTGCCGTGCTTACTATAAACTATGCTAAAGCTATAGACGGATGTGATACGCCGTTTGGTGATTACCTAACTATTGCTACTGCAAGTTGTCCTCAAGCCACAATTACTGATGGTGATGGGACTGAATATTTAGTTAATGCAGGTGGAACCTTTAGTTGTTTACCTGCTACTTCTAAAAGTGGAATATTTTATCAACGACAATTACCTTGGGCAAATAATGACCCTAGTGTTGTTGGTTCAGTATACTGGCATACTCAAAACGGAACATACGATTACACACCGCCTACTAACCCTGAATATATTGCTTCTTTACCTAACGATTATGATTACACAAATCCGTTATTATTACAAAACAATGCATTTGGCAACAAATACAAATACACAAATGATGTAGGTGAACAATTTACTGAAGGGTTTGCTGAATCACCTTCTAATAGTAGTTCAAATCCAAGATTGTGTATTGACCACTTTAGTGGTTTAGCTTACTATGTTGAAGATGCTTATAATGATATACAAAACAGAAACTATAGTGAAGCAGTTGCTTATGCTAACAACTTTAGTTATGCTGGGTTTAGTGATTGGAGATTAGTAGATATAGGTACTTACCTTGTTTCAGTTAGATTTCACGATTATGCTAATTCATATCCTAACGTATATGCACCTATGACAGACCCCAATATCAGAAATTATGGTGGTCAATTGTGGACAGGAACGTTTAGTAAAGACAATCAGTATATGTCAATTAATACTAATGGCGGTACAATAACAGGAACTACTAGCCCTACTTATAACACACCTGACCACTTAATGATGGTTAGAAATTATTACGTCTAATGAATGACGATTTTAAAAATATTGCCTTATACTTTAATTCGCTAGTTAAAGAACTAAAGGAAGACGTACCACGTGATTTAACTACACTGGCTGGACAAATACTAGCTGATTTACAAGCAGGTGATTTTAAGGATAGAACTGGGGCTTTAAGAAGTAGTATGACTGCATACGTGCAAGATTATTCCATAGTAATACAGATGTTGAATTATGGATATTTTGTTTCTTTTGGTGTTGAAGGAGGTAATCATACAGCAATGGGTCTAACTCCTGAAGTACAAAATTATTTTGGTGTTGAGAAATTCGAAAGTAGAGAACGACCAAACTGGGGAATCAGCCCAAGACGATTTTATCCAACTGATATAACAGAACAAATTTTAGAAATTTTAGAAATAGTAGACTAATGGCAACGATAACACTTACATATCCAAACTTAACTGACCCGCTTTTACAGGCCACATACGGGTATAACATAATAACTACTTTTGATACTGACGAAGATGGTATTAAAAATGCTATTCGTATACAAAGTGCCTCTGTTGTATATGGTGAATTAAGACAAAGTCCAAATTTAGTTGGCTACTGCCACTTTGATATTCAAAACGTT